TCTTTTTGCTTGTTTCAAAGCTTAGTATACAATATGGCACAGATACTAATAACAGAAGCACCAACGAAATATTGTTTGTAATCACTAATAAATTTCTTAATCTTAAGAAATGTGCGATAACAAACTAATTTAAAAACTTCATAGTCTCCTTTAAGCTCTTTGATCATGTTATACAGATAATCAAAACAAGAATCATTTAAAACAAAATTGTCCATCCATTCACAAACAGTATTAAAACCAAAAGCAGTAGCTTTTGTAAAAATACACATACAAGAGATAGCTAAAAGAATGAAAGTAACAGATGCATCAACATGTACAGGAGCTACATAAGCCCTAAAATGTGACGTGGGAAACAATTCAGACTTACATAAAGGGGATCTGCAAACAAATGTTTGCTGTTCCAACGATATTCTATTGCAGACTATATCACTATCCTTAACAGGATATATAAGCATTGCTAAAGCAACTCCACACGGACAACCGCATTCATCATTCTGAAAATTTTCATAAATACGCTTAGAATTCTTCTCAGAAACTTCGACGGCAGTAATAACTGCATCAAAAAATTGATTATAATCGAGAGTGGTTCGTTTATTTGGAAAAACATCTGATAAAACTACACGCTTTTTACAAGTAGCTTTAAGAACTCTAAAACATGTTCTATGATTGCGCGTGGCTTGATCATATTTTCTAAATTGATCAAAAGGAATTGCAGCGTCATTCTTATCAGCAACATAACAATCAACGATCAAAGAATCAGCAAATCTTCGTTGCAATTTCTCGGTTTCTCCTTCACAAACATAACTATGATGATTAGAAGTAATGATAACATACTTAATATTATTAAGTACTTTACCTTTACTTTCTATATCCGCAGCTCGAACATAAAAAGGAGTAGAATCAATTAATTGCTGCATAACAACAGAAAAACATAAAAGATCATTTTTTGACGAATTACTAAAAACTTGTTTTAAATCATTAATAACTAAAATCTCAGTCATTTCATTAATACCTGTAGATAACGGATATTTATCGTCGAAGTTATAATAACTAACTTGACCTAAAAATTTCTCTTTGCCTAACCTAACAGTCAGCATTCTAATGATACTTTCTATTATAGTCGTTTTACCAGTGCCTGGT